CTGCCATTGTACCCATGCCCTTAGAAAGACGGGCACCGTCCGCAGAACCCATATCTTTGAAGAGAGAGTTTAGGGCAAACACGTTTTCGCTTTCGTGCATCTTATGGAATATAGTCTGAATAGCCTCCATACCCTTTCCCTCTTCAATCATCTTCTTCAAAGAACCTTGTGCAATGCCGAGGTCTTTTTCTATTGAAGACGTTCCTTTACGCAGCTCTACCACAAGTTTTCCAAACGCAGTAGCTGCTACTTCGGGTTCAAGGGCCATTGAATCAACAGCAGAACCAATAGCAAGAATATCCGGCGTTGTAAGAGTGGCTGCATCACCAAGCGCAAGCATACGGTTGGCGAAGTCCACGATTTTGCCAGAGCAAGCCGTAGATGTAGATGCCAGTCGAAAGATGGCAGAGCCTGTCTTTAGCATGGCATCCTCTACGCCGTACTTATCAACAAGCCCCATAACCTCAGTAATCTTAGCAAGAGAAGTCAACGCTTCATCGCCCAAATCTTCTTTCAATGCGACGTTTACCTGGTCGGCGGCACGAACGAAGCCTGCTAAGTTTTGAGTTGTGATTCCAAGTTTTGCACCAGCATAGGCCAAGTTGTTTAACTCCTCAATACTTGTACGGGTATCGATTTTAGCAAGTTCCTTCGACAACTGAGCCACTTCTTCCGTTGTACTTAGCGCAACTTTACGGATATTGGTAAGCTGCTCGGCAAATTTAGCGTTCAGGCGAAAAACATCAAAGAGATAGGTTTTGAGCTGATTGAATACCGCGAACAATCCTACATAAGCCGTAAGATTCTTTAATGCGGTTCTCCATGCCCCACCCTGCTTGTTCGCCGCACCAGTAGCATCGTCGATATACTTTTTCAGTTGTTTCATCGACTTCTGCTTGTCGGCAAACTCCTTACTCTTGGTGTTAAGCTGGTTCAGTTCTTCCTCCAGTTGCTTGTAAGCACGGCGCAGCTCGTCGATGGATGCCTTGCCTTGCTTACTACGAGTAAGTATATCGTTAAGGGCGCTCTGCGACATGCGAGTACCTTTGAGGGTCTGTTCGAGCATGGCGTATTGACGACGGAGCGTAGCCACATACTTGCTGCCAGCAGGGAGCTGTTGTATCTTTTGGGCGATTACGTCCATTGTGCGCTTAATGTCTTCGCCCGAAGCCTTGTTTGGTTCAGCCAACACCTGCTTCATCTGCTTCCAACTCATAGAAGCCTTTTGCGCTTTACCCGACACAGCCTCCAGTCGCTTTTCTATCTCCTGAAGGTCGCGGTTGTAAGCGTCAATATCGCCAGTCTTACCGACGGCTGTCTTATCGCGAGCCTCAGTAAGCGTTGCTTTGGCGCGACGCAAATCCGAAGCGGAAGCATTGTCATCACTTGCCGTTCGACGTGCCTCTACTTCGCTCATCTTGCCTTTGCGTCTATCCTCTTCTGCCTCCAACTGCTTCAATGTGGCGAGGTTCTGCTGATACGAAGCATCAGATTTTTCTAATGAGCCTACGAGGTCACGCTGTTGCTTGATAGCTTTGTCGAGCCATTGGTCCGACTGGTTGCTGACATTGCTTATGCCTTTTTGCACGTCAACAAACTGTCCGGAAATAGAACCAAGACGCTTGTCTATCTCCAGCAGGGCTTTGTTATATTGCTCTATCTCGTCCACCTTATGAGAGTCGGTCTTGTCGCGCACTTCTGTGATAGTAGTCTTGGCTCGACGGAGTTCTGAAGCATTAGCATACTTGTTGGAAACAGTAGCCATAGCATCATTCTTGCTCATCTTTCCCTTGCGTCTATCTTCTTCTGCCACCAACAGCTTCAATGTAGAGAGGTTTTTCTGATAAGACGCATCCGACTTTTCCAATGAGCCTACGAGGTCACGCTGCTGCTTGATGGCTTTGTCGAGCCATTGGTCCGACTGATTCTTTATATTCTTTAATCCATCGGGAATTTTGACGTACTGACCTTCAAGCAGGCGCACCTGGTCGCCCGCCAGCTTCATTTTCTTGCGTATTTCCTCGATCTCCTCCAGGTCATCTTCAGACAGACTCTGCAACTGACGACGACCGTCGCCCAAAGCCTTGCGGAGATTTTGAAGTGAGGTGGACGTAAGATTCTGAAGAGCATGGTCCAGTCGCTCCGTGCCTTTTATAACATCCGTTTCTGCCGACTGCAAAGCCTTATACACTTCTTCCAGTCCTGCTTTGCGCTGCTTGAAATCGGGGGCTTTCTCGTCGAGATTGTCTATTTCCTCTCTAACCGACTTGGCTTTGTCTCTCAGGGCTTCGAGCACCTGGATAGCAGCCTTGCCGTTCATCGTGAGGATTACTTCGGTCTTCAAATTTGCCATATTTGTTTTTGTGTTGTGTTAGTGTTTAGAATGTAGACTTTGCGTGTTCGCCAAAGCCTTCGAGAGCTTGTACAATGTCAATAGCTCCTTGGTAGCCGTAGAAGTCGGTAAGATAGTTGCGGTAGCGGTCACGCAGTCGGCGAATGGTTCGTAGGATGGCAGGGCGGTGAGACTTACCCTGCCTTCGGTTCCACTTGCCACGAATGTAACGCTTGGCGTTTCTTGCCGGACGTTGGCGGTCTACCACATCTGCTGTAATATGGGCAGCAGGGTCGGATGGGTGTCCAGTCAAGCCGACACCAAGGTCAACGTATCGCAGATAGTCATTATAACGTATGCCTACCGTGAGCAGTCCCGAGGAATCGTCTGCCTGATATATATGCCCGTCGAACGACTTTGCTCCTTCACCCGTAGACCACCACATACCGTGCTCCCTACGATATTGGTTTATCTCCTCGTAACCACGATATACCTCTGTTGGATAAATGCGCTGTGCCTGCATGTTTGCCTCAAGGTCCATGAGAGTCTGACTGAGATACAACGGAGCGATACGCGACAAAGGAGCGAAGGGCGATTGTACTGGAGAGGTAAATCTTGCCATAACCTACCTCCTATTCTTGACCGTTGTCCTTGGGTAAAATGTACTGCCCGTTCATGCCACATTGAAAAGAGTAAAGCGGTTTGAGACTCTTCCAGTCCACTCCTGCTATGAGCCACTGGTTAGCATAGATGTCGGGCATAACGCCAAACGATACCGATTCGGGGTCGATGCTGCGAAGTTCGGCAAGGAGTTGTGCATCGTCAGCAAAACTGCGCTTGGTGACGGGGCAAACACCTGTACGCTTCACCTCGAAAAGCCATGAAACAAGTTGCTCGCAATATTCCACAAGGTCGCTTGTGGCACGTTCGAGCTGTGTGCCGCTGTAACGACCGAGGTTCTGAGGTGCATCCTTCAGCTTAGAAAGGAACCACACTTGGTGAGATACTACCGCCTTGCGAGAATCAACGAGTTCCCCCGTAGTTATTACGCTCTGGAGCATACACGGCGAGTGGATGACGTTGGCATTTCGGGAAAAGATGTTTTCGAGGTCTATGTAGCGGATGCGAAAGAAGCTCTGGTCTTCAAGACGCTCACTCTCGGGGTGGTGAGACAGGGGCTTGTAGATGGAAGCCCAATGCTCAAGAATATTGCTTATTGTCATAATGCTACTAAAATTCGTTATTGTTTATTCTTTTGCCGACTCCGCCGATTCCTCTTTCTCCTTCATCAATTCCTTCAGCTTCACGTTGAAGTGTCGCTCGGTCTTGTCTGCCACAATCTTTTGAAGCACTCTTGCCCAGGCAGCACCGTTGCAGGTGCTCTCATTTTCGAGTATGCTGACGAACTGAACGAGGCAGTACATGGCGGTGAGTTGGTTGGCGAGGTGGGTGTTCATGTAGCCGAGGATGTTGCGGTCGAGATACGAGGCGAGGCAGATGCACATGATAAGTACGGAGAAAGTCCACACCATCTTTGCCATCTTCTTTGAGCGCAGCTTTCCGTCCATTTTGCACTTCGGGTTACGCTTTATCTCCTCGCGATATTTCTCGTAGATGCGACGATTGCAACGCCATGCTGTGTAGCAGTCGATGATTAGGGCGAAGAAGCACACGGTGATGAAGTCGATTGATGGCTCAATGTGGCACCAGAGCAAGCCGAGCACTGCGGCAATGGCTCGCGAAAGATAAAAAGGGTTCTGCATAGTTGTGTTGTTGTTTTTGTGTTGTTATCCTTGTTTTTATACCACAAAGATAGCTATAAGGCGCTACGCACAGCGGACATGGTGGGGTATGGGAGATTGAGGATGTCCGTATGGGGGACGGAAAACATCGTAATTTTACGAGCAAGAAAAGTACAACAATAAACTAATGATAACATGTCAGGACTTACGCAAAACACGCTCGCCCGTATCGACAAGTGGTTGAGCTACGGCACATCCATTGAAACGGCGTTCCCGAAGCTGGAGCAACGCTACCGTATGCAGGTGTGCTCTGAATTTTACAAGAGGTGGGTGCAAAACAAGGATATTGACCCTCGCACCGTGTGCCGCAATATTGCCCGACGCGACTATGAGTTGTTCTTCAACCAGGCTGCCCAAGGCAACAAGGATGCGCAGGCAATGGTGCTTGCGCTGAAGATTACGCTCGACGACGAGGGCAACATCTGTCCGCGCACCGTTACGGAGCTAAACAACGATGTATTAGTGTGCAACCACCTTATCCGTTTCTTCCAGACCGACGAGAGCCCGCGCCACAAAGCTATGTTCCTCGGCTCAGCTGAATGGCTTATCCGCACGGGCAAGCAGCAGAACAATGACCGTGCCGTGGCTAAGGGCATGGAGGCTCTGGGCAAAATCTACAAGGATTTCGACGAGGAGCGCGACGCTACGGACGAGATGCCGGATATGAGTCGCATTGCCATCACGCAGGACGTGAGCATCGTCAAGCGCGACCGCATCAACTACACCGACGAGGAGAAGCAGCGAATGGCCCGCAAGTATGGTCTTACCACCAAAGACCTGCAAGAGATTGAGGATGAGGAGTTGCTGAGTGGTGAGAAGCCGGAAGAACCGGACTACTTCGAGTATATGGAAGAGAAGGAAGATTCGCACGACAAGGAAATGCCGATGCGATATGAGTTTGAATCGAAAGACGATACCGAATAAAACGAAATACAAATGAGAATAGAACTGATAGAAGAAGGCGACGAATGGCTACGTCGAACGCCGCCCGATCAGATTCCGTACGCCGCCCGATTGGATTGCGTTCGCCGTCCAATCAGATTGCGTTCGGGTAACGACGACTTTTCGTAAGCTTTTTTAGCATGACACGCCGATTCCTATTCAGCTAAATACCGGCTTTGATAGTAAAAATATAGTAACATAAATTTATATACAAATGAAGATTAACATTACGCTTGCCGAAGCATTAGACCGTGCTTCGGCACGATTGCGAAAGAAAATGCTTCACTCGGTGGAGCTGTTGCAGAAGGCAGAGAGGATTGCGCTCAACTATGATGCCGAGCAAGGCTATTACTTGGCGTTTAGCGGAGGCAAGGACTCGCAAGCCCTCTATCACATGACGCAGTTGGCAGGAGTGAAGTTCAAGGGTCACATGAACCTTACGAGTGTTGATCCTCCAGAAGTGATACGCTTCGTGAAGAAGAGCTATCCCGAAGTAGAACTAATAAAGCCCGGCAAATCAATATTCCAGCACGCCATCGAGAAACAGATATTGCCAACGATGCGTGTACGTTGGTGTTGTGCCGAATATAAGGAAACAGCAGGTGCTGGCAAGGTTACGCTTATCGGCATACGCAAGGCAGAGAGTTCGCGCCGAGCCAAACGCAACGAGGTGGAGATAAACAACCGAAAGTTTAGCGGCGACCTCGACGGACTGGAAGAATACCGACAGGAGCAGAAGGCTAAACGCATGAAGCGGAAGTCGAAGGCGGACGGAGTGAACATCACCAATGCCGACGAGGAACAGACCCTTGGCTGCATCCACGGCAAAGAAAGTTTGCTCGTATCACCCATCATCTACTGGACGGAGCAGGACGTATGGGAATTTCTCAACGAAGTGGTGAAGGTTCCGCATTGCTCGCTCTACGACGAAGGCTGGCACCGTATAGGCTGCATAGGTTGCCCGATGAGTTCGCACAAACAGAAGATGCTCGAAAACAAGCGTTATCCGCACATCAAGCGAGGTTGGATTTCGGCTATAAAAGCCATACGTAGGGGGGATTTTGCAAACATATATCTGGTGGAAAATCCGCAGGGACTGGATGCCTCTCCGAAACGTCAGAGGATTGCTCAGGACGCAGGCGGCTACATCAAGCATCCCGACCCGAAACATTGGACATGTCTCGATTCTACAAACAATCCGACTGGGGGGGAAGAAATCTCAAGAATGCGAGGAGCAGCAATGCCGACATTCCGCATCTGCAAGCAATGGATGCGGACAAACGACAACTGGGAGACCTGCAAGACGAAACACGGGAATATGGAAACTTGCCGCTGCGGGTTTTCAGACAGCTCCTCTTCTGACCGCTTGACAGAGGAGCAAGAAAACGAAATAGCGGAGAATATCTACGACTGGTGGATTTCGGGAAAGTCATACAAACAATGGTATGCCGAGAAGTTCCAGCAGATGAAATTAGATTTTGGGGATGAATTATAGACAACACACAATATGAGCAACAAACTAAACGGAAAGGAGGCTGACAATGGCTAAGGACTGGGTGGGTGGCTCAGCTGCCGTGTTCAAGACATTGGGAGCGAGCAATCATGCTGATGGAGACAGGCAGCGAGAGGATTATTATGCAACAGAGCCCAAGGCTACGGAATGGCTCTGCAAGTTGGAGAAGTTCGAGGGGAGAATATTAGAGCCTTCGTGCGGCGAGGGACACATGAGCGAGGTGCTGAAGGCAGCAGGGTATGAGGTGGTGAGCCGCGACCTTGTGGATAGAGGCTACGGCGAGGTGGCTGACTTCCTCGCTATTGATAATTTGGCATGGGACGGCAACATCGTTACTAACCCACCGTACAAATTCGCGCAGGAGTTTGTAGAGAAGGCTCTGAGCATCATTCCCGAAGGAAAGAAAGTGGCGATGTTCCTCAAACTGACGTTCCTCGAAGGCAAGGCGCGTCGCTCGCTATTCCGTTCTACCCCACCCATTCGCATTTGGGTAAGTTCGTCACGACTGAAATGCGCCAAGAACGGCGATTTCGAGGCTTACGGCAGCAGTGCAGCCGCCTACGCATGGTTTGTATGGGAGAAGGGATATAAGGGCGAGACTGCTGTAAAATGGTTTAACTGAGGGGATAGAACAACAGGAAACACAAAATAACACAAAAATTCAAAATTGGATAACTCAAAATCGGCTTGCCGACCAACTCGACATTCAAAACTCAAAACTCAAAAATGGAAAAGTACTTCAACAAGGTGCCGCCATTTAAGCCAGATCCCGAACACTACACACGCAAGCAGCACTCATGGAAGGCGAAGAAGGCTTACAAGACGGAAGATGATGCGTGGGAGTTCTTACAGGAGAACCCTAAACTGAAGGCACAGGTCTATACGGTGTATCGGTGCAGGACGTGCAATAAGTGGCATATCGGACACAAGCCTACAGCAATTAGGAATTTTGAGCTTTGAGTTATTCTCGGCTAAAGCCTGCGATTGTGAATTTATGAATTTTGAATTGGAGGCTAATCAATTCAAAACTGAATAACTCAAAATCGGCATAGCCGATAATTCAAAACTCAAAATTCAAAACTCAAAACTCAAAGACATGCAGCAAGCACACAACATTTACTTGACTAAGTTTCAGCAGCAGTCGCTATACATGGGAGCCAAAGACGAGCGAGTGATTG